CGTCGCCGCCCGGTGTCAGCCCATAGAGCGAGATGGCCAATTCGGGATGGGCGGCGCGGATCGCGTCGAAATCACTGGCCATCGGGGGCCTCCGTTACCAGCACCTTGACGGGGCGGTTGGGGGCGAAGTGCCCGTAAGGCGCATCGCGCCGCCCGGTGTGATCCTCCCAAGCGGCGATGCAGTCTCGGCGGGTCGTGCGGATCGAGAAGGGGTAGAAGAAGCCCTTCCAGTGCTGCATCGCCCAGCAGAGTATCGGTCTATTGGAAGATATCGAGGGTCGTCTGCCGGTCATCAGTGCCTCCCGTGTCAGCGGCCAACATGGCCGTCAGGTCTTCTCCGCGCTCCACCAGGTAGTGCTTCAGCACCTTCTCCATGAGCAGGTTGCGCGTGACGGCATACCCGTCGGCAATCTGGTCCAGCCGCGTCAGCACGGCCCGGTCGGTGCGGAACGATACGGTGGGGCGGGCCTGTAACGCCCGTGGCTGGGCGGCGGGTTTCTTTCGTCTGCGGGTCAAGGTAATCTCCGTCGCTGAGTGGTTGACTTGTTTGTATGTTGGATTGTATGGTCCTGTCAACAGACAAAGCCGACAGGAGAGATACAATGAGCCGTTTGCAAATCATCGTTGTGCTGACCGTGCTGTCATGGCTCCCGGTTTGGCTGCTGGTATCGCGAGCGCTCTGAAGCCATTGAGTTTCGGCGGCGTGTCGGGTATTGTCTGCCGACAATTCCGCGCGGAGCGCTCGACATGGCCTACAACAATGCTGGATACCCCCTGCTGAGCGGGGGGAGTGCAACCGGGGCCGCGGTTCAGTGGCGCGGCGGCAAGGGCTGCTTCACGGTGTACAGCGCCACGTTCGGCGGCGGCACGGTCAAGCTGCAATGGTCCCCCGATGACGGCACGACCTGGCTGGATGTTGACAGTGGCGACGATGCCTATGTGACGCTGACGGCGGTCGGCGCTGGTAATTTCGAACTGCCCGAATGCCAGATCCGCGCCCATGTCGCCACGGCGACGGCAGTCTACGCCAAAGCGTTCGGGATTAGCTGATGCTGACGCGAGCCAGCGCCGGGCCGCTGTCGTCTGGTCTGTCGCGCTCACTGGCCGGGGTACGGCAGGGCTTTGCCGATCTCGCCTCGCCGTGGGGCAGCTTTCCGAGCGCCGATGGCTGGACCGTCCCTAGCGAATGGAGCATTGCGGACGGTCAGGCGAACGCAGTCGCAGGCGCATCGCAAAATTTGACGCACGCCATGAGTTTGGTCGCGGGCGCCACTTACGAACTCACCTACACCGTAGTACGCACGAGCGGGCTGGTGACGGTCCGGTTCTACGGCGGAACGGGCGTTATCGGCATAAGCAGACCAGCGTCGGGGACGTACACCGACACGCTCGTCGCAGTCGAAGGGAACAACGCGGTGGGCTTCACCAAGACCGCCGTATTTGCAGGCAGCGTCTCAAAGCTCAGTATCAAGCGAGTGGGTTAATAACATGGCCGACCCCATCAAATACGAACCCGAATACAATTTCAACGGCTACCAGGCCAGCAACCCGTCACGACCGCTCCCAGCCCCGCAGCTTGACAATGAACTGGCGAATATTGCGTCGTCAATTAGCGAAAGCGTTGATGCCATCAAGAGCGTGCGGCGCTCCGACGGGGCGCTGAACAACGCCATTGTAACTCCGGACAGCCTGAGCGACGACACGCGCAGCTTACTGACGCGGCTGGGCGACGTGTCCCTGGCGACGGAAGACCAAGCCGAAGCGGGCACCGATAACGAGACTTTTATGTCGCCCTTGCGGTCGCAGCAGGCGTTCCGCCGGCGGCTACGTTCTTTTACCCCGGCGGATTACGCCGCTGATGCAGGGGCCGACATAACCCCCGCCGAGCGCACGGTTCGGCTGCAAGCCATGATCGACGGCGCAGCGTCTGCGGGTTACAGCGTTATCGTGCCCAAGGCTGAAACGTTTTACGAGACTGCCAGCTATCTGCGCCTGAACGGGCGAAATGCGCGGGTGTACCTGGACGGGGATATCTACAACACACAGATCGACGCAGCCGATGGGGGCATTCGCCAGCGCGCACTGGGCCTCGGCAACTACCACCCCATCTACCTTGACGAAGCCGCAGGCGGGCTTGACTGGTATCTGGTTGACACATTCACACGGGGCGCGGCCACTGTCGCGTTGAGCGCGGGGGTAAACAGGACAGACGGTCTGGCGGCCTTCACGGCGGCAGGTATTGGCGCCCCCGTAATTTTTCGCTCGCGGCAGTACTACGTGGGCAGCGCTGCGGCTAACGCTCATGCGCCTGATTTTGTAGTCCTGGCACATGTCGCCGCCATTACCGCCACAGGCGTTACCCTCGATCGCCCCATATGTGAGGTACCGGCTGACAGTATAATAGCGCTCGCGAACTCAACTTCGCCCGATATTGAGGGCAACCCGCTCTTTGTCGCAGACGGCGTTAAAGTGTTTGGGGAGGGCAGTATCCGCTCCATGTACGGGGCGGCGCTGCTCCGCACGGGGCTGCTTGACTGTACAATAGATTTGGCTAGCGTAGTTTCGGATGCCGGGAGCGCGATGGGCTTCAATCTCCTGGGCGGATCTCAGGTCCGCGTCGATAGCGTCCGCGGCGCAACACGTTTGGTCGAGATCGCGTGCTCCAGTCACGAAAGCGCCGTTGAAATCGGGTCGGGCGAGTACACGGGGCCCGGCGGGTCCGTTCCGGCGGTCAGCGTAGGCGAAAACAGCCGTCAGATTTCACTGAAAATGGACTGGCTGAATGGCGGGCTGTTTTCGGCCAATTCGGGTTTCATTCGCATTGCAAACGGCCGCAAAATTACCATTGACATAGCGGGCGGCGTCGCGCCTTCGGTGACAGGCCCAGCGATTTTGGTCGAGAGCGGCGCGCAGCCCGTATCGGGCTTCGCGGTTCAGCCAAAAACGCATGATAATGTTCTGAAGTTCGGGCCGTTCGATTTTGGTGCAGGGCTGTCGCGCTTTGTATATGGGACAGACGCAGGCGGCGAGAATAAGCGCAATCGAGTGGAAAGCGGGCAGTTCAAAGGGTCGGTGTCAGCGAACGCCGTTCGGTTTGACGGAACCGACAATTACCTCGGCTCTATTTGGTGCGAAGACGGCAGTCTAAACGTCGCGGCCTCGACCAACCTTACGGTGGAAGGGGGCTATTACCCCGATGGGGTTGTCTTCTCGTCTGGGACCATGGCCGACCATAACGTCATCGGCGTCACGTCGGACGCACAGGCGCTTCTGCGCCAAAGCGCTGTGACCCAAAACGTAGCGGCTACGAGTTCGGATACCACGCCAAACGCCATATTTGCCAGTAAGACGATTGCGGCGGGGTCGTTCTCGGCGGGCGACACGCTGGAGATAGAAGTGGCGGGCCAAACAACAGGTACCGCTGGCGCCAAGACCCTCCAAATAATGGACGACGCGGGCGCGCTTTGCACACTATCTCTGCTCGCAGCTGCTACAGGCCCGTTCAGGCTTACCGTGAAAATTTCGCTTGTTTCAGAGGCCCATTATATCGCGTTCGGGGAAACCGCGGGCGCGCTCACCCGAACGCGGCGTACAGGGCTTAGCCTGGGGTCAAGCAGCCGTACTTTCAGTGTGGAGCGTTGGGTCGCCGACGCAGCGGACAGCATAACTGTCGACTACTATGCGGTTAAACCAGTGCGAAAAGGCTATACGGGTCTGGGGGGTTAGTCCTTCCGATACCGCTTCCCGCGCCAACCGCCCGCGGTGAGCGGCAAGCCCTGCGCCCAAGCCGGTAACTGACAGATCAGTTCCTCAAACGCCGGCAGCGAGCCGCAGCCGCGCGGCACTTCGGCGATGATCTCGTCATAGACCGTCGCGATGATCGGGTATCCGGCCCGCTCCGCGGCGAACATGCCGTTGACCAGGATATCCCGAGCGATGGCCTGGGTGTTGTTTTCCGCGATCAGCCCGCCATAGAGGGCCGACCGCTCCCACTTTTTCGTCGTGGAGTTGACGCCCAGAAACGTCACCTTGTCGGACGTGGGGCCTTCGATCCGAACCCGGCCGCGCGTTTCGCCGCGTTCTGCGGCCTCGCGGTCCATGACTTCCGCATCGGACCATTCGCCGCCGTCCAGTTTCGCCTTGGCCCAGACCTGGGCCTTGAGGCGGGGCGCTGCATAGGCCAAGCACCGCCCCGACGGCAGACGGGCCAGCAAGAAGCCGTGGCGCACGATATAATCGACCTTCGCTGCCGTGGTGATCGTGCCGGGCGACGCCACCGCTTCGCGCACGGCGGCCTCCAGATCCTTCCATGACTGAGCGATCGCCGCGTTCTGCTGGCGCCAGCCCAATTTGATGATCTCGCAGGCGATCCACGCCTCGCGGGACAATTCCTTGGTGCCGGACAGCCCCCGTTTGGCCTGGCCCTCGTATCGCTTCGTGGCGCGCTCCATATGGGCTTCGCCGGCTTGCTCCAGCACCTGCGCGGCGATGCCCTCCAGCTTGACGCCGTAGCCCCGCGCGAAGGTGACAAAGGCCATCACACCGCCGCCGTAGCTCAGCCCCAGCTCTGCCGGTTTGCCGACCGCTTGTCGCGCCCAATGCTTCTTGGTGACGATATCGGTGTCCAGACCCAGAATGGCCGCTGCGGTGCGCCGATACATGTCCGGCACATTGGCCGGGTCAGCGTTGATCTCGCGAATGGCGGTCAGCTTCCAGCCCTCGTCGGACGACCAGGCAATTGTGTTACCCTCGATGTTCGAATAGTCGGCCTGGATCAGATCGTGGCCCGGCGCCGCCCAAATAAAGCCGCGCATGGCATCGCTGACCAGGTGCAATGGCCTTCCAAGATCCGGGCCGTACATCCATGTCAGCAGTTCGGGCTCGGCCGTGCGGAACGCCCGGAACAGCGTGTCGGTGCGCGGATGCGTGTCGTCGAATATTTTGCGCGGTCTGGGCAGGTTCGACGTATTTACGCCGACGCTCTGAAACCGCCCGGTGCCCGCGCCGTGATACATCGACGTGCCGCGGACCCGGCCATCCGCAGACGCTCGCTTCAGCATGGCCGCCAGCTTCGACACGCTCGTTTTCGCGGCTTCCTGCCGGAGCTCTAAAGCCCTCCGCACATTGGCGGGCAGATCGTCCGTTTCCAGCAGATCGGTGATTTCGGCCTTGGCCGCCGACGACAGCGGGACGCCTTGCTGCTCGACCCACTCGACCAGCTTGCCCGGCTGGGAGCAGGCCGTCACATAGCCGCCAGTCGCCAGCCGCATTTCCCGGTCCAGCACCTTCTTGGCCTTGTCAGCGAGCCTCAACGCCGCCGTGGCGCTGCGACGGTCAATCCGAATGCCCCGGCTATTGATCACTTCGTTCAGCGTGTAGACGGCCTGCTCGGCGTCGCTCAGCGGCATGATGCGCCGCGCGGCGGCCTCTTCGGTCAACACGTCGCGCTGGCGGTATTTGACGAACAGCGTGTAATCTTCCGGGTGGTCCTCCGGCTCGTTCCAGTAGACCCCGTTCGGGTCTTCGTCCTTGCGGGGGCGGCGCGGGATGCAGAACTTGCGGATCAGCCGAACGCCTTCCTTGTCTTTCTGCACGGGCAGGTCCAGCGCCTCGCCGGCCTTGTCCAGACTGCGCGGCAGCGACAGGGCCGCCGCTTCCGCAGCGGTGTCCCGGTAGCGGTCAATCGCCGGCAGGGGCCAGCCGAACCGGGCGTGAAGCTGTTCGAAGCACTGGCGCTCGAAAGAGGCGTTCCACGCACGGATATACCCGCCGCTGGCGATATGGGCGCGCAGATCGGGCGGGCACGGCTGGCCATGCTCCCAATCGCGCAGCGGCCCATCGTCGATGCGGTATGTCAGCCCCAGCGCCCGGAAGTGTTTCGAGGCAAAGTAGGGCGCAGCGCCGCAGGTCTTCAGATCGACGTCGCTGCGGGTTTCGAAGTCGGCGCGGGCCTCGGCGGTCATGCGAAAATGTCCTGCTTGTCGGTCGTCAAAACGGACACTTCGGCAATGCGGCGTTCGGCAATGGCGAAGTAATCGGGGTCGCGCTCGATACCGATGAAATGCCGCCCGGTATTGCCGCAGGCCACGCCGGTCGTGCCGCTGCCCATGGTGTTGTCCAGCACCGTGTCGCCCATGTTCGTGTAGGTGCGGATCAGATACTCCATGAGCGCGACTGGTTTCTGCGTGGGATGCACGGTCGATCCTTCTGACGCGATCTCAAGCACGTCGCGCGGCCAGTTCGTCCACTCTTGAAGGTAGCCTGCGCTGTTGCGGGCGCCGTAATTGTCGCTGTTGCCGCCCTGCTTTGTGATGCTGTTCTTTTGGGCTAAGCCCTGCGCGTTGTACGTCGTTGGCGCTGCCGAGAAAACTAACACCAGTTCGTGCTTTCGGACCGGCATCTTCTTGGCGTTCAGGACCCCCGTTATTTTCGATTTGACCCATACCCACTCGTATTTAAAACGGGCCAAATCGCTCATAACTAGTGCTGACGCGAAAGGCTGCGCGGCGGTCAAGACCACCGGCCCCGTGCAGACGCGCCAGTATTCGGCCCATAGCGGGGCCAACGGTATCACGCTGTCCCATTTGTTCTGTGTCGTGCCATACGGCAGATCGCACAGCACCATATCCACCGACCCGTCGGGAATTTCCTTCATGCGCTCAAGGCAGTCGCCAAGCATCAGAGAAACGGTCATTCAAAAATACTCGCTTGTTTGGGATTGTCGGTCGTGTCGGTCGTCATTTCAGACACCGACGGCGAGGGCATATCGCGCCCGCCGTCGGTTGCCAGCCACAGCAAATACGCCGCCTTGCGGTCCCACGACGCCCCGGCCAGACCGGGGATTTCGACCCGCTCCAATGCGGTCTGGAACGGGCCAGCGAAGAAGTGGGTAAAAGCGGCGTCGGGGGTCATCCGAAAATGTCGCCCATGCCGAGCGCGTTCGAGTAGAGATTGACGATTGCCGCCCGCTCTCTGCGCTCGTTGGCGTCCTGCTTGCGCGCCCGGATGATGGTCCGCAGCGCCTTGGTGTCGAAACCGCCGCCCTTGGCCTCCGCATAGATTTCCTTGATGTCGGACGCGATGGCGGCCTTTTCCTCTTCCATGCGCTCGATGCGCTCGAGGAAAGCCTTGAGCTGGCTGGCAGCAACGGTCGTCTCGTTGTCGCCGCCGTTCAGATCCGGCCCGCTCATGGCAGTTCCGCCTCAATGCGATCGAGCGCGGTGACGGCCCGGTCAATCTCGTCGTCGATGTTGCGCGCCGTGGCCTCGAGCGCCCCCAGCACGCCGTCGCGGGCGGGCTTTGACACATCGCTGTCTTGCTCGGGCGTCGGGCCGCACAGCCGTTCTGCCAGGCCGCGGATGCGCTGGGTCAGGCTATAGGTTCGGTCGAAAGTAGAGGACGCCACTTCGAACGGCGAAGTAGGGCCAACACGCGGGGGCCGGGTTACGGACGCGCTCTTCGAAAATGCAGCAGTTTCGTTCGCATATTCCATTTCAAATTTCCTTCTGTTGGGGTTGGACGCCGCCCAATTTTGTCGGGCGGCGTCGTGCGTCATTCCATACACGCCATACAGCGTTTACGCGAAAAGGCCGCCTGCGCCGGCGCCGCCCTTGGCTGCATCGGGAGCATCGCCCTCGTCGGCGATCTTCTCGAAGAACTTGTCGGGGTCAGGCCCGCCACCGCCGCCCAGAACCTCATCACCCTCGGCGACCTTGGCGACCTGGAACATGGAAATGCCGAAGCTGATGCCCTTGCCGTTGCTGGGGTGCTCCCAGGTATAGGCGTTGACCACAGGGTAGCCCTGCGAGCCAGATGGGCAACCGTCCACGTCGACGACCGGGTTGCGCTTCTTGTCGAAGACCTTCGGCTTGTAGTCCACGCCGGACTTGCAGCGAATGAACCGGGCGTTCTTCAGCTCGGGGCGCTGATTGCCTTCCTTATCCTTGCCCTGCTTGCCGTCGCCATCGAGGAACGGCGACTTGATCACGCCGTCCTTGATCCACGCCTTGGCCTTCTCGCCCCACTCTTCAACCGCCGCATCGACGGCCAGTTGTTCGAGCACGGAAATGTCGGTGCTCTTGGAGTAGATCAGCGTCACGCCGAACCCCTTGGAGCCGTTCTCCTGCTCGCGGGGCTTGAACATGTCGGCCGTGTAGCTGGCGACGGCCAGCGGGCCTTTTACGTCTTCAGATCGTGCCATCTCGTTAAGTCCTTTCAATCGAGAATGTCGAAGTGCTTGTGAGCGCCCGGCGTTGCGGCCGGACGGGTCGTTTTGTCCACGGCAACCAGGTTGGTGCCACGGGCGGGACGCTCCACCAGATCCGCGATTGCGGTCTTGTGTTTCGCCCCCAGCGCCTTCTCCACCTGGGCGGGGGAGGCGGGTTTACGCGGCGCGAATGCCGCTTCGGGGTCTTTGCCCTTTTCGGCCAACATGGCGCTGATCGCTTCGGGCGTGACGTCGGCCTTCCATGCCCGGTTGCCGATCTTGTCGACCAACTGGAAACCGGGGATAGCGACGCCGCTCTCGGCTTGAGAGTGGGCGTATGCACGGACGGCGTTGATCCAGTCCCCGATCATGTCGAGCATGTTCAGGGAAGAGGCCAACTTCTCGGGCGACATCGCGTCGGGCGAGTTGGAGATGCGCGGCTGGTCGAGATCGTCAAACCAGACACCGGCCGCGTCGAGGGCCTTCTGCTCCAGCGCCGGGCAGAACCCCGCCGCCTTGCAGAACTTGCAGTGATCGCCGGCCTTCAGGAACGTTGCGCTCCATTCGGCGTCGGACATGGGCTGGCGATGATCGCCGGTCGGTTCGGTCCGTTGGCGCCACTTCAAGGCGTCAGCGGAACGGTGCATCGCACTGGTCAGATCGGTCGTCCATTCCATGAGATCGGTGATATCGATCTGTTCGGAACGGATGCGCCCGTCCTTATGGCCAGCGCGGGGCTGCACGATCGTAACCATGATCGTGCGGACCTTGGCCGACTGGTGCTTGAGCAATGCGCCCAAGCCATACGACCGGCCCTGCGGGTTGCCCTTGGCTTCCACCACGACGCCCCGCCCGCCCTTCAGGTCGATCACTTCCATCATCTTCCAGAGCGGAAAAATCAGGACGCAATCGGCGGTGCCGCCCGCTTCGAATGGCGGCTTCAACGACGCCAACGAGAACCGCTCTTCGACGAAGATGATCGCGTTGCCGCCCGTCTCGGTCTTGTAGTCGGCCATGCGCTTGCGCACGTAATCGACGTACATCTGGGCGGTTTCGGCCATCTCGTCGTCGACTTCGAACTCGTGCTCCTTTCCTTTACGCGCCGTGCCCAAGTAGGCCCCGGCGTCGGTGCCGTCGCGAAGGCACATTTCCGCTATTTCATGGGCACACGTCCCCCAGTCCGCCGCGGGATTTGTCGTCTCAGGCAAGTCCATAGTGAGGGCGAGCGCGCCTGGACAGTGCCAGTTCCTAGACGTGGAACTGGCTGACCAAGTAGCGTGATCGCGTTTGGCGTGCTCAGCCATTTTCGGGCTCGTACTTCGCGACGAACACGTCAGGCTTACAGGGATAGTGTTCTCCGCGAAGACCGCGGATTACCCAATCGCCCTTGGAGACACGCATCTCGCCCTCAAGCGTAGTGATGTAGAGCGTCTGGTGGTCGCCGTCCGCGTCGCCCATATGCGCCGGAGTGGTGCTGCCCCGCGTCCAGTCGATGATGTAGCGATTGTCGGCTGGCGAGCCGTCATAGTGAGTTGCGTCGATCACCACGACCTTACTGCGGAATTTGGCCATCTCAAGCGGCCTTCGCTTCGCGCTTCAGCGGGTTCAGATCGATGGCCTTGCGCCACACGCCCGCCAGCTTGACCAGAACGGCCTGGTCGGTCGGCACGATCGAGAACTTCCAGTGCGGCTCGCCGGCTGGCGGAACGCCAAGTGCCTCGACGAAGATTTTCGCCCCGTCTTCCTGGACCGCTTCGAAGCCGTACTTTTCCTGATATTCGACGGCCAGGGCCTTCACGTCGTCGATGGTCAGCGGCGCGTCGGCATCACGGTCGGCATCGGCTTCAGCAGCCTCGTCGGCGGCATCGGCCGCTTCAGTGGCCTCGTCGTCGGCGTTCTCGGGGTCGGGACGGTCGTCGCTGCCCGAACGGATGTTCGACGCCTCAGCGGCTTCTGCGGCCTCGTCCTCGGCGATCTCGGCCTTGGTGCGGCGGGTCTTGCCCGGCGACGGTTCGCCGCGCTTGCGGGTCGGCTCGCGCACTTCCTCGACCGGAACGTGCTTGACTTCCACTTCACCGTCGTCGCTGACGGACGTCTGCATCACACCCATTCCGCCAGCGGCGTCGCGCATGGCCGCCGCGACGGCCTTTTCATAGCCGATTGCCGACAGCGCCCGGCGCAGGTACTGCTCGGCAGCACCGTTGGCGACCTCGCCAAACGGCACTTCGATTTCAATCTTCAATGTATGGTTGACCAGAGCCGCATCAGGCTTTCCTGGATTGCTTCGTCGATTGAGTTCTCCAACACGCAGACCCGGACGAAGCATTGGCGGGCCTGCATGAAGTTGGTGATGCGCATGGCCATCTGGGCCATGGATTTCGGGCTGAAGACCGTCTCGACGAACCACAGTTCGGCGGCGCTGCTCAGATCGATGGCCTCGCCGGCCGCTTCGATCTGGGCGAGAAAGACACGCGGGCCATCGGGCCGGAGAAACGCCTGTTCGGGGATTGCGCGGTTCGTAGTCGCGCCGTCGATGCCGGTGACGCCGAACTTCGCCAGCCCGTCTTTCAGGATCTGGCCAACGTCACGGTGCCAATAGGCCAGCACGATCTTGTCGAGCCCGTTGTTGAGTTCTTCGTGGACGGCATCGACGACCTTGCGGGCCTTGATTTCCCCGGTCAGGCGGCGCAGTGGCCCCAGGTGCATGTCGAGCGACTTCGTGTCGCCGTCCTTGGCCGCGCGCAGAACCTTGCTGATCGGCACACCGTCCGTCGCGGCCAGCAATTCCTTCTCGCTGACTGCCAGCGGCAGTGTCTCGTAGATCGGGGCGCGGATGCCCACGTCCTGCTGCGTCCGACGCAGGATCAGCCCTTCCAGCCGGGCGCGCAGCTCGTCTTCATTCTTGCCACCCATGATCACGATGATCGTGCGCCAGTTCGACAGCTTCTTCGGGCGCCACTTGCAGTAGCGGTCGCGGAAGTCCTCGTGGCGCGTCACGTCGGGCCAGCCCCTCGCCGGGTCGGCGGCCAACCGTTCGGGAAACAGCGCCCGCATCATCGGGTAGATATCGGAGGGGTCGTGGGGCAGCGGCGTGCCCGTCAGGGGCCAGACGCCCCGCGCCTTGTCGAACAGGGCGGTGCTCGTCAGCAGCTTCGCGCCGCCGTCGATGATCTGGCCGTAGAGGGCCTGCGTGGTGACGTTCTCAAAATTCTTGGCCTTGTGCGCCTCGTCGGGGATGATCCGGTCCCAGCGGCGTTTCATCAGCTCGGCGCGGACGCTGGCGTTGGTCAGCATGTTCCACGACACCATGACCACGGGCTTGGTCGCGGCCATCTTGAAGCTGCGGCCATCGACGATTTGCGCGCCCCGCTTGAACGGGCTCCACTCGCGCCACGCCCGGTTCCACACCGGGACGCCGCTGGCCGTGGTGATGGTCAGGATCGTTTCGTCCATGCAGTCATCGGCGGCCATGATGGCTGTGCCGGTCTTGCCGCAGCGCGGCTGGTCTGCCAGCAGGCCGTGTTTGCGGGCGGATAACCACCGCGCGCCGGATAACTGAGTGGGAAAAGGGGTGAGCAAAGCCGTGTTCCTGAGAGCCGTAAAATCGTGAAAATCGGGAAATCTGGTCGGAACGTCGGCCCGTTACGGGCCTTTGTCTGGCGTGTATTGCGTCAAACCATACACGCCAGACAACAAAGATCAAGCAGGATTGTGCCCGCCCTTTCCGAGATGGGCGTAGCCGGCGATGTCGTCCCAATGATCGGCATGACTGGGATCGCCGGAGACGATGCGGCTGACCTTCACCAGGATCATATCGACCGCTTTGCGCTGATAGGCGGCCAGGTTCGCGTAGCCGGTGCTGTCCTGCACGGCCTGGTCCAGCATGACGCCCACGACGGCCTGATCGGTCCAATTGCCATGCGTGCTCTTGCGCTCTTCAGTCAGGGCTTCAGCACCCGCCAGATGCGACGTGCCGGCGACGAACATGGAGATCGGATCGAGCGGCGCGTCGCTCACCGGTTCGCCGAAGCCATGGCCCATTTGCTCGCGCTGCTCGGCCGCCGCATGGCTGGCGCCGCACATCGCGGCTCTGGCCTGCTCATCGACCTGTTCGCGCGTGGCGCCGCAGGTCTTGCAGATGTCGCCGGGGCCGCGTCGATGCGTGCCCAGCTCGCAAAATGGAACGATCTCAACGATATCCCGATCGTCGGGCGCATGGCCCACCTTGCCGTCTCGTGTCCAGAAGTAGCACCCATAGGGCTCCGGGTTGCGCCACACCCAATCGGAATGGAGCCCCTCTTCTGGCTGAATAAGGACCAGCGGTCCAACAGCGACGCCGTTACGCGTTATGCCGCGTCGACCCTCTTCGATCTGAATGCTCATTACGAAAATATCCCTTCTGTCGGTTCGTTCAATGCTCGCACCGCAATTTCCAGCCGCGGGGCCTCGCTGTAGAATTTCGCCGTCTGGAGCTGCACGATCTGGCTGTCGTCAATCCAGACAATCAGGTTCAGCGCATCGAGCATCTTCGCGAAATTATCCAAATCTGGCTTTTTGGTCGGGCGTTCGACACCGGCCAACGCGGCGGCCTTCCACTTCTTCGGCTTGCTCTCGGCGATGGCCATATAGACGTTCATGTCGACCGCCAGCGGCCCTTCCAGCGGTGGGGCGCCATTCATGGCGTTCTGGGCCGCATAGGCCAACTGGCCCTCATAGGTGACGGTGCGCTCGGGCGTGAAGGCCCGGCCGGTGGCGCGGGAGAAGCGCACTCTCTGCTTACCCATCGGTGCGCCGGCCAGGGTGATGCGGATCACAGCGCTTCACGACGTTCGGATGCCATTGCGGCCAGCACCAGCGGGTGCCGCAACTGCATGTCCAGGACCAACGCCCGAGTGCAGAGCGCCCGCAGCATGGGCCACTCTGTGTATTCCCGCAGCAGTTCGATATCGTCGATCAGGTCGTCGATTTCCGGGTCGAGCGGGTCCGTCGCAAAGCGGTCCCAGCATTCGTGCATCAGCCGCCAATACACGGCCAGCTCTTGTTCCTTAGTCGGTTTTTTACCCAAATATGTCATTATTGGCCTCATCCCCTGCGCCCCCGCAGATTTCGAAATATGGCCTCATTGACAGAGGCTCCCCATTTTCTTGTTCGATGACGTAAAGCAGCGTCGGCCACCACTCGCCGGGCACCGAGCCACGCGTGAACCACTTAACCACAGCCGGACGCTGCGGGGATAAGTCTGTGTGTTTTGCCAGCAGACCCACCACGCCGTCCGGGGTGCTGAAGTGTTCTTCGAGAAAGGCCGTGGTGCTGAATGCTATGTGGCCCGCCATGCCGCTACTCCTGTCGGTTCGTGTCGCCCAACATGACCATACATGGACACCTTGTCAAGCGGCGATTGGCATACAATCGCCACAATTCATTCGCTTGACAGTTTGTCCGGACTGGCATACAAACCCGCCATACAGGAACGTCAACAAGGACGAATAGCCATGCCACGCAAGGTTCACACGCACATCCCGACGGACGCAACCAGTGTTGTCCCAAAGTATCTGACGAGGCAAGAGTTTGGTCGGCGCTTGTATTCCCTGATGGTCGCCAAGGGCTGGCACCAGAGCGAGTTGGCCAGACAAAGCGGTATCCCGCGCGACAGCATTTCGACCTATGTGCGCGGACGGTCATTGCCTACACCGTCGAATTTGAAGCGGCTGGCTGACACGTTCGGCCTACAAGCAGAAGAGCTGCTTCCCAACTATAACGAGGCAGCGACTGCCGACGAGGAAAACCCCTCGTTCGAAATGAAGGTGTCGAGCGCCGCACCGGGCACTGCCTGGGTCCGGGTCAACCGGCTCGTGTCGATGACCGCCGCAATCAAGATCGCCGGCATTCTGGAGAACGACCATGTACCTGACGGAAGCGGAAGCAGCAGCCAGGCTGCGGTGCAGTCAGTCCAAGATAAAGCGTCTTAGGCTCAACGGGGCGCTGGCCTATGTACGGGGGCGGCCAGTGCTGATCCCCGAAGCCGCTCTTGCAGCCTATTTGGAGGAAATGACATGCCGACACCAGTCCTCAAACCCGACAGCAAGGGCGTCTATTATGCCCATTGGTCAGAAGACCGACGCAGCCAGCGCAAGAGCATGGGCACTCGCGAGCGTGATGAAGCCGAAACGCGCTTCGCGCATTGGCTGATCCTCAGGAATAATAGACCTGACGGCGACGCGACGGTTTATTCGGTGGCCGACTGCTGGTTGGTCTATTCGGCGAAGCATCTGGGAAAGACCGTCACGGCGCATGGCATGACGCGGACCTGGGAGTTGCATTTGCAGCCGCACTTCGGCGCGCTGGCGGTGACTGAGGTCACGCAGACGGCCGTCGATGCCTACGAGATGAAGCGCACGACAGGCAAGCTGGGCCGGCGCGTGAAGCCGCAGACCGTGCGCAAGGAATTGGCGCAGCTTGTGGCCATGTTGAACTTCTGCGCGGATCCGCGGCGGAAGATGTTTTCGGCCACGGTGCTCGAGAAGTGGAATTTGCCGCCCAACGGCGAAGCGCGCGATCGGTGGCTGCGCATGGACGAAATGCAGCGTCTGCTGAGCGCCGCTGCCCGGATGCGCCGGGGCGATGCCCTATCGCGCGGCGAACGCTTCTTGTGGATCGCATTGGAGACCGCAGCGCGCAAGGAAGCCATTCTGGACCTGACGTGGGACCGGGTGGATTTCCAGACGAACACGATCCACTTCGACGTGCCGGGCCGGGTCAAGACGAAGAAGCGCCGCGCTGCCGTGTCGATATCGCGGGCGTTGCGCCCGGTGCTGGAGCGGGCGTATCGTGAGCGGGAGAACGGCCTGGTCATGAGCAACAAGGGCTCGATCTGGGCCACCGTGCAGTGGATCGCCATTGAGGCCGGGTTCTCCGATCAGGAGCGCCCCGCCAGGGGTCAGAAGCCCAAAGCGACGGGCATCAGCCCTCACGTCTTGAGGCACACCGCCGCGACCCACATGGCGCGCAACGGCGTCTCCCTCTTCACGATCTCGAAAATCCTGGGCAACACTTATCAGGTCGTCGAAAAAGTTTATGCAAAATGGTGCCCGGATGACCCGACGCGCACCGTGGACCACATCAGCAGCGGGTTGCTGGAGCCAGCAGAATGAACACCGAATATGTCAGCGAAATACTCGACAAAGTTCCCGTAGGGCTAACCCGTGTGGGCTTCTCCGGCTTCTGCGAGTCTGATGTCAACGCCGGCTACCGCGCCGAGGTCGACGAAGCCTGGAAGCGGTATCAAGCGCAGGGGCTCGCCGCGAGGCGGCAGGTCCGCCGCTAGCCCTATACCAAGTGGTGCCCGAACGACCCCGCCGGCACCGTGGACATGATCAGCGCCGGGGTCTTGGAGCCAGCAGAATGACGGCGAAAGAGTTCGAATACTGGAGGCGCTGCATGGGCTGGAACCGATCTGAAACTGCGCGTCGGCTGGGCCTAGGCCGCAACGCGCCAGAGCGCTACGAAACCGGAAAAGCCGTTATCCCGCTCCACGTTGAATACGCTTGTCTGTATCTACGCGATATGGCGGAGCGCGACTGAGCACCTGACGGGGCACTAGCGCCCAAAATGGGCATCGAAAACGCCATAGTTGAACCGCACAGACGACAAGGAGACGAGAGAATGGCACAGCACACTATAGTCACACCCTATAGCGGGGCGCGCGGCGAGCGGTACGCTAAGGTCGCCGCCGAGCGGCGGGAACGGGTCGCTGAAGCGGGGCGCAACAACGATATCGCGCTGCTAGACACTCTCGGCAGCATGGAGCGCTACGCTTGGCACGAAGCTCGGAAAACGGTCGACGCAAGCCACGTCAACCCCTACAAAATGAGCGATCGGCGACGCGCACTCTGACGGGCACCAGTGCCCAAAATGGGCATCGAAAATGCCATACATTGACCGACAACGACCGACACTGATACGCTGAGACGCCGGGCAATCTTCGGAAACGCCCGCAATACATGGACCGACAAACGGACGACAACAGTTTTGGTAAGGGGGAGGCCGACAGTTCAATCCTGTCCGGCAGCACCATCCAAAACCCCAACAAATCCGCCCGTCTCCGGTCCCGCACGACAATTGCCCTACTAGACGACAGACATCGTTTTGGGCACTATTTTGGGCACTCATGCCCGCACCGACAGGAGTGGCGAATGGCGACGATAACCGAGACAGAATTGCGGTCGCGAATGGGCGAAATCACCGCAGCGTATGCCGACGACAGAAGCGTTAACCGCACCGTTGATGGCATTCGAACCGTATCTAGTCCGGCGGAGCGGGTTGCGCTCTTAGCTGCCGTTTATGACGGCATGCTGGACGTAGAGCGGGATGAGCGGGAGGCGACGTTCAGCAAAATGCGCACTGGCGTCCCTGCCGATGAGCACTGGGGAACGGGTAGCGTTTCGCCGTGGGGCAGGCATGCGTCCGGGCCGCTGGTCGGATGCTCCCTCGGCGCGCCTCCCGCACGTTTTGAACGGGTTGGCCGCCCGGCCTTGGACTACGCAGCTATGCGCTTCATCGTCGCTGCGCGTGAGAACTTCGATTTCCTGCTTGATCTGGCCAAGGAAGCCCTCGAGCTACGCCAGACAGAGGGTTCGGTCTGCGAGGGTCAACTTTGCTACTATCGCGGTTGCCAGCGTCTTGCCGGATGCGTGCAAGGGTACGCCCCTCCGTCTCCTGTCGCTGACCCGGAGCAAACCGATGGCCAGTGATCTCCCCATCGCATTCGTGACCTTCAAGCGGGTCGTGCTGACCACGCTGGCAGGGTGTACCCTGAACGTCGACGTGACCCGCACCGGCAGCATCTGGACCGCCAAGCTGGACGACGGTATCAAGATGATCGGCATCCCCGTCCGCGTCGGGCAGATGGTCAGTGAAGACGCTGCGGCGGGCTTCGCCCGTGCGGCCCTGGCTCACGCGCTGGCCGAGTTCGACGACAACGACGGCGCAGCAGAGGGAACGGTGCAATGACAAGTGCGCTCGTCTACACCATCCGTCACAAACCGACGGGAGGGTATCTTTCCGACGACGCAAAAGGTGGGGCCGCTTCGGTTGCCCTAATCCTAGGCGAGGGCACTGCCACGCCCCGCACCTACCCCACTGAAGAGAATGCTAGTAAAGCGCTGGGCGTATGGGTCGCGAAGCAAGTTCCCCAAGGCGCGACTGCCGCGCGATATAAGAAAATTCAAGCGGAATACGAAGTGGCCTCTGCCCGTCTAGTTCTTCGTTAGCCGTAAAGCCCGGCAACCCCACCACTGAGTAGCGCAGCCCGCCGAACCTCTTCGGCTTCCTGTTCTTCGCGCTGGGCGGCCATCTTCTGCTGTTGCCCGGCCATGAACTGCGCCGCGATATCCCCCAGCAGCATCCCGCCGCCCGGTTGACCCGCCCCGCCGGGCATCAGGCCCATCGCTGCGGTCATATCGGGGGATGGCGTCGGCCCCGCCGACGGCATCGTAGCACCGCCGCCTCGAGCCCCAGCCAATTCGACATGCCACGGTTCATGCGCCAGCGGGAAGGCCAGACCGTAGTTGCCTGCATTGGCGTGCGCCCATGCTTGCACATCATCGCCGCCGAAGCCCAGATCCGCCGCGTTGCCGTGGCCGTGCTGCGAACCGCCGGGCGGCGCGACCCATTTGCGGGCGGCTTCCGGCGAACCATACTTGGCCAGCGCATCGTCCCATAGCTGGGCCTGCAATTCGGGCGAGCGGTAGGCGCTGTTGATTGCCAGACCCTGCGGCGCAGCAGCGAACAACTGCGCCAGGGCCGACGAAAAGGCAGGATCGAGGCCGGACAGGCTATCAGGTCGAGTGGCCGCCCCGCCCGCGAGGAATTGCGCCAGATCGGTCATATGTTGCCCAACCGCTCATTCAGCCGGCGCGCGGCATCGGAGTTCGATGAATTGGCGATGGCGTTCTCGACGCTGGCACGGTTGGCCGTATCGTATGCCTGCTGCGACGACATGCCCTGGTTCTTGTACATCTCGACGATCGATGTGTTCTGGCGCGGTGCGGGACGCTGCGAGGCCGGGGCGGGGGTTGGCGCGTAGGCGTTGGCACCATTCACCGTAACGCGAAGCGGCTGGCGCGCGGGCGCTGTGGTTGGCCCGAACAGGGACGCCAGCGCGGTGGCCGCCGGAGCGGGCGCGTTGGGCGGGCGTGGGCGGGGCATCCCCGGTGTCGGGATCGACGCGATGAGCGTTCCGCCGCCCATCGGCACGGACTGGACGGGGCGGGTCGTAGGCGGCCCACCGATCCCGGTCGGCAGCAGCCGCTCATTGTCGGCCTTCAGATAGTCGGCCTGGTATCCCGTGCCGTTCGGCGCGGCTGGCGTGACATGCTGCGTCTTGGTCTGGCTGGAGCCGGGGAACATGTCGAGCAGCGCGCCAAACGGCGGAAAGCTGCCCGGTTCGTTGGCCAGATTGCCCGGCCCATAGATGCCGCGGTAAACGTCCGGCACCGGGGCGCTGGGAGGCGTCGGGGCTGGCGCGGGCGTGGCGTTCGCCGGCCCGTAGATGCCCCGATACATCTCTTCGATCGACATGGGCTCAATGGCCATCGGACCCTGCGCGGGCGGGCCATAGATACCGTCGTAAAGCTGCGCGACTTGTGCTGCGGTCAATCCGGCCATCAGTTCAGCGCCTCCATTCGCATAATCGCTTGTGTGTCACCGTCCGGTTCCTCGTCGCCGGACATGGCGTTGATGATCGTGGACGCCTCGTTGCCGAACCAACCCTTCGCTTTGCGGGCCAGCGCCTGACGGGCAGCGGGGTTGTTCTCGCGCATCATCAGGGCCGCCGTGTCGGCGTTCGTGAGAATATCGTCCATCATGCGCTGGTAGCCTTGTTCCTGGGCCTTGCGGACGCCCCGGCGCACCAGCACCGACACGATCGACGTCACGAGGAACGTCCCGCTGATCCGGCCGGACATGTAGGCATAGCCCCGGCTCTGGAGCGCTTCAGGCGTGAGCAGGTTGCTCGACAGGCCCTGCGCGGTGCCGGAACTGTTCGGGGCCTTGGCGGCGTTGCGGATATCGACGCCTTTGAGGGCTTCGGCAATCTCGCGGACACGGGCCAGATGCTCCGGGTTGTCGCGGTAGAGACGTTCGGCCACTGCGGAGTTCGTCGGGTTGTCGAGGAAATCGGCCAGCGCCTTGGGGCTCCACGGCTGGGCGCCGTTGACGTCCATAGTCGTCCGGCCGCCGGAACGGCTCTTGCCCTGCATGATGTCCCAGAACACCTTGCGCGCGCCCTCGACGGCGGCGGGCTCGTCGCCCACGAATGTCAGCAGCTCGTCGATGGTCTGCGCCGGCTTCGCAGAAGCCAAGACGTTCTTCATAGCCTGCTCGGCCTTCACGTTCTCGTACTTCAGATAGTTCGCGACGGCGCGCTCCTGGCCCGGCTGGGTCAGGTTGCGGATCGTGTTGTCGGCGGTGGTCTGCGCTTCGGTCAGCGCCGTGCGCAGCGAACCGGCATTGCCAAGCTCTGCCTTGAGGCCGGGGAACTTGCCGAACACGGTGCCGTACTGGCCCAGATAGTCATTCAGGGCCGTCGGATCGTTCAGCAGCCCACGCGAGGACACGTCTTGCAGGATCTGGTCGCGCACAGCGGTCTGCACGCGCTCGTCGGTCCCGGCTTCGCGCATCAGCGCCTCGAAGTCAGAGATGCGGCCCTGATCGGACTGGACGAACTTGCCGGCCACAGTGCTATCCGGGCTACGCGGTAGGCCCTGACGCTCAGCCAGCGTCTGACCGATGGCCGTTTGTGGGCGGGTAAAGCGATCGTTGAAGTCGCGCGTGGCAGCCCGCGCGGTGTCGTATTGCTGGCGCAACTCTGCGGGGATGTTGGCCTCCAGGTAATCGTCCAGCCGCGTGATATAGCGTTCAGCCAGCCGCTTCTGGTTCGGCGTCGCGTCGGTGCGCAGCACGTCGGTCAGCGACGAGCGGATGCCCATAACCTCGGCCAGCGGTTGCATGATCGTATCGGGGTTCTCCGGGTCGATCAGGCGGCCCGGTACACCGGCAGCGGCCGGAACGTCTGGCTCCAGCGCCATCGGCACATATTCGTCGCCAAACGAGGCGCGCAGCACATCCACGTCGACCGGATCAGCGGCCTCGTTGACCGGGCGCCATGCCTCGCCCAGAATTTCCTTGGCCGCGTCCGATGCGTCCTGAAGGGCGGTGCGGATATTCGCGCCCCTGCCCTCGCCGGTCAGTGCGGGCATCAGATCGCGCGTGGCGTTGTCGAACGCGGACTGCGCGGCGGTGGCTTGCTGCGTGACGTCCGAGACCGCCGCCGTGCGCTGCTGCTCGAGCGCGCTGGAGAACTGGCCGGGCGTCGCGTCGGGCTCGAGCGGTGACATCGCGTTGTCCACAGCCGCCGTGTTGTTGGCACGCTGGGCCGTG